GGGTTATGGGCAGCGACGTTCGGCACCGGCTTCCTGACGGCATTTCTCTCATCAGTGATGAACAATATGCCGACGGTGCTGATTGGCGCGCTGTCGATTGACGATAGTACGGCGACTGGCGTCGTCAAAGAGGCAATGATTTATGCCAATGTGATTGGCTGTGATTTAGGCCCGAAAATCACCCCGATAGGCAGTCTGGCAACCCTGCTGTGGCTGCATGTGCTTGCCCGGAAAAATATGACGATCACCTGGGGATATTACTTCCGTACCGGCATTGTCATGACTGTGCCGGTGCTGTTTGTCACTCTGGCCGCTCTGGCGTGGCGGCTCTCTGTCACTTTGTAATGAGATACTGATATGAGCAACATTACCATCTATCACAACCCGGCCTGTGGCACCTCACGCAACACGCTGGAGATGATCCGTAACAGCGGCAACGAACCGATGATAATTCATTATCTCGATACGCCACCGACCCGTGATGAGCTGATTAAACTTATTTCAGATATGGGAATTACGGTGCGTGCATTACTGCGTAAGAATGTTGAGCCTTATGAACACCTGGGTCCTGATGAAGAGAAATTTAGTGATGAGCAGTTGATTGATTTCATGCTTCAACATCCGATCCTGATTAATCGGCCGATTGTCGTTACGCCGCTTGGCACTCGTCTTTGCCGCCCTTCAGAAATAGTGCTGGATATTCTACCGGAAGGCCAGAAAGGAGCGTTTACCAAAGAGGATGGCGAGAAGGTCATTGACGAAACGGGGAAGCGGGTTAATTAAACTACCCACTTCAAAATATCGGACGCCTGTTTACGCTATGCGGGCGTCCGCTTTTCGCTCATAGCGGACATCAAACCTGTTAAGAAGAGCCCCCTGGGCTTCCCCCCTTTCAACATACAACCGCGCACTGCTTCTTACACCGGAACGTCATCTGCATCCGTGCCGTTGATGAAGAACGTCACCCGCCCCATCACTTCCACTTCCTCAGCCGCAGGTCCCTCTATCGCTTCACCATCATCCGTGATTAATGCCCTTCCCCTGAGTTTCGCAAACTGCGTTCGACCGCCGGACAAGATCAGTAGCACCTGCCCCTGCACTAACCGGGAAACCGGCTCGATAACCGCAAACCCGGAAGACGTTTCCAGGATGCGGGTATCAATGCCCACACCACAGATGAGTTCTGGCGATAATCGTGGCACGACATAATCCGCCGCTGGAGAAGGAAAGCCCATCACAGACCTCCGTTCGGGTTGTAAAGCATAAAGGTCCGCGCTTGGCCCTCGCTGGTCGAAATGTCTTTAAAGGTTGAAACGTGGCTCTCGATCCAGTCTTTCGCTTCCTTCAAAGACCAGTTCCAGTTAGCGCGAGCCAGGTGCTTCACGAAGTCCTCAGTAGTCACCGTGCGGCGCCCGCTGGCCTCGTGTTTAATTGCTGTGTGAAAAGCCCCCTCAATATCGATTCTGCGTGGCATAAACCCTCCTTATTATTTTACTGTTTATATATGGGTCTTCCCTTGTTGTGGTGGCTGAAGGCATGATAATGGTGTATTTAATCGCCAGAGGTCACCGCCATGGACGAAAAGTCCCTCTACGCTCATATTCTCAACCTGTCCGATCCGTGGCAGGTAAAGTCCCTTTCTCTCGATGAAAATGCCGGTTCTGTTACTGTCACTATTGAGATCGCTGAAAACACCCGGCTAGCCTGTCCGACCTGCGGTAAATCCTGTTCTGTTCACGATCACCGTCATCGTAAATGGCGCCATCTTGATACCTGCCAGTTCACCACTATTGTTGAAGCCGATGTTCCACGAATTATGTGTCCGGAGCATGGCTGCCTGACGTTGCCTGTTCCGTGGGCTGGCCCCGGAAGCCGGTATACGTTGCTATTCGAATCGTTCGTTCTCTCATGGCTGAAAATCAGCACCGTTGATGCTGTCAGGAAGCAACTTAAGCTCAGTTGGAATGCGGTTGACGGCATTATGACCCGGGCAGTTAAGCGAGGTCTTGCCCGGATAAAAAAGCCATTATCCGCCCGTCATATGAATGTGGATGAGGTCGCCTTTAAAAAAGGACATCGTTACATAACGGTGATCTCCGATCGCGATGGTCGGGCGCTGGCCTTAACTGATGATCGCGGCACAGAGAGTCTTGCCGGCTATCTTCGCACGCTCACTGATGGGCAGTTGCTGGCTATCAAAACGCTCTCAATGGACATGAACGCGGGCTATATAAGAGCAGCGCGTATCCACTTACCCAGTGCGGTTGAGAAAATCGCCTTTGACCGCTTCCATGTGGCGAAGCAACTGGGCGAGGTAGTTGATAAAACCCGTCAGAATGAACATCCGCACCTCCCTGTTGAAAGCCGACACCAGGCAAAAGGAACCCGCTTCCTGTGGCAGTACAGCGATAAGTGGATGACCGAATCCCGGCAGGAAAAGCTGATGTGGCTGCGTGCACAGATGAAGCTGACGAGCCAGTGCTGGGCGCTGAAAGAGCTGGCAAAGGATATCTGGAACAGGCCATGGAGCGAGGAAAGACGGAGTGACTGGCAGAGATGGTTGGCGCTGGCGGCTAACAGTGACGTTCCCATGATGAAAAATGCCGCGAAAACGATAGGAAAAAGGCTGTACGGGATCCTGAATGCGATGCGACACAGTGTCTCAAACGGAAATGCGGAGGCACTTAACAGCAAGATCAGGCTGCTGAGGATAAAAGCCAGGGGATACCGAAACCGGGAGCGCTTTAAACTGGGGGTGATGTTCCACTACGGAAAGCTGAATATGGCGTTCTGAGCCTTCCCACCATGATCGGGGAAGACCCTTATATATACAGTGTTTTGTTGTATGGTTTAAATGCTACAGGAAAAAATGAATTTTTCTTCCGGCGAACCTAATAGGAATTTTGCGCCATTTGTTATTTTGGCTCTGTGGAGTGGAGTTCTCCCCGCCGGGAGAGGGTATTTGTAGATAGCAAAGTGAGGGGGTTGATGTGGCTGAGGTGTGTTCAGATGGAGGTGAGTATTACGATCTCGTGAGGCGTTCAGACGGAGCGCCTGTAGGTTCGTTTAAACTCCGGCCAGGGGATCGCGTGCTGATAAATACTGCTGGTGCAGTAATCGGCCATAAGCACCTCCAGGCGGATGAACGCGTGATATCTCGTGAAACGCTGGCCGAGATCGTCAGGGAGTTGTCAGCCAACAATTGACCTTTTTAACACCTGAATAGCATAATGTTTGTATCGGCCTGAACAACCGGTAACCTGACCACGATGCGCCACGGAGAAAGCTCCCATGGCGCAGTTACAACTCATCAAGCAGTCCTCAGGAATCCTGATCCCGGCCACGCCGGAGACCAGCGAATTACTGCAATCAAAAATCAAGCTCGGTGCCGTGCTGGTGGCCGACTTCAGACAGGTCCGTAACCCAGCCTTCCACCGCCGTTTCTTCGCTCTGCTGAATCTCGGCTTCGAATACTGGGAGCCAATCGGCGGCGCTATCTCATCCAACGAACGCAAGCTGGTGACCGGCTATGCGAAGTTCCTGGCATCGTTCGGCGGGAGCGAAACCGCGTTACTGGATGCTGCTGAGCAGTATCTCGAGCAGGTGGGCAGCCGCCGCATTACCAATGGCATCAGCCTGTGCAAATCCTTTGATGCCTACCGCGCATGGGTGACCATCGAATCCGGCCACTACGACACCATCCAGCTGCCTGACGGCACTCTCCGGAAGCATCCCCGCAGTATCGCCTTCGCCAATATGGACGAGACCGAGTTTCAGCAGCTCTACAGGGCCGCGCTCGATGTTTTGTGGCGCTGGATATTGTCGCGCGCATTCAGGGACCAGCGCGAGGCTGAGAACGCCGCCGCGCAGCTACTGAGCTTCGGGGGATGATGCCGATGAAATCCTCATGGTTCCAGCATACCGATTGCACTACGGCGCAGGCCGACGAACTGATGGCTACGTACCGGGCTCGTGGCGTGGCCGTAGAGCGCAGCCTCAATCCCGACTTCATCACCTGGACCGTCAGCGTCAGGCTGCCGGAAGCAAAGCGGCAGGAGCGTACGCCGCGTACGTTCCGCCAAAAGGTCTGGGGGTGAGCATGGCTAAGAAACCCCGCCGTAAGTGCGCAAACCAGAGCTGCCGAGAGTGGTTCCACCCGGTCCGTGACGGCCAGGTGGTCTGCTGCTACGAGTGCGCCACCGCCGTTGCCAAAGCGCAGACCGCAAAGAACCGGGCCGAAGCTCTGCGTGCTGAGAGGAAGCGCCAGCGTGAAGAGGAGAAGGCGGGGCGCCAGCGCCGCCGGGAGAAGCGTGTGGCACTCAAAACTAAAACGCAGTGGAAGAATGAGGCCCAGACCGCCTTCAACCGCTACGTGCGTCTTCGCGATGCCGGAAAGCCGTGCGTCAGCTGTGGCCGCCTCCCTGCTCAGAAATATGGCGGAACTATGGACTGTGGGCACTACCGCACCCGCGGTGCTGCCGGCCACCTGGCCTTCAATCTGCACAATACCGCTGCACAGTGTGTCCAGTGTAACCGCGACCGGGCTGGTGCCCAGAAAGCGTTTGAGCAGGGGCTGATTCAGCGTATCGGGCCGGAGAAAGTCGAAGCCCTGAATAACAACAATGCCGGTCGCAAGTTTGATATCCCATATCTGCAACGCATCAAGTCCATTTTCACCCGTAAAGCCCGCGCGCTGGAGAAACGCCGCGCCCGTCAGCAGGAGGCAGCATGAATCCTTTATTCGTTACCGCCATGGTTGTCTACGCCTTCTGTGCAGGGCTGGTGGCCGCAAAGGTTTGGCGTCGCGTCAACAACCTCAATTTCTCACTGAAAGCAAAAATCAGCATCACCGGCATATGGGCTGCGGGTTGCATCTTCTCATGGCCGATTCTTTGGTTGATGGAGGATAGCGAGTGACCAGAGAGCAGATAAACAGATACCAGGCAGAAAGCGTCATGCGCGCCATGTTGCCGCCGGTCACAAAGCACAGCCAGAACCAGACCAGAACCAAACAGCCAGAGAGGGCCGCAGCATGATCACTCAAGACCTAGAATTTGTACGCCAGCAGCTCATCGTTGCGACTGCAGATCTGAGCGGGGCGACGAAAGGGCAGTTGATGGCCTGGCTGGAGAACGCCCAGTTCGACACCGGTACGTTTAAGCGGAAGAAGCCACGTGTGAAAGATGAAGTGACCGGGGAGATGATAACGCTGGATAACCCGCCGCTCCCCGGCAAGCAGTCGCGCGCCAAAGGTTCCCATATCCCGCTGGTTCAGCCGGTCGAATACTCCACCGCGTCGTGGCGCCGGGCGGTCCTGTCTCTGGAGGAACATCAGATGGCATGGCTCCTCTGGAACTACAGCGAAAACACGCGCTGGGAGAACCAGGTGGCGATTACCCAATGGGCCTGGAAAGAGTTCCACGCTCAGCTGGTTGGCAAGAAAGTGGCCGGTAAGACGATGGACAGGCTGAAGGCGCTAATCTGGCTGGCGGCGCAGGACGTCAAAGAAGAGTTGGCGGGGCGAGAGACTTACCAGAAGCAGGAGCTGGCTGAGCTATGCGGTGTGAAGCAGGATAACTGGAGTCATAACTACGCCGATTACTGGAATGCCATGTGCGCCATATTTGAGCGACTTGATAGTGATGCTTTACTGCGAACAGTGAGAACACGATCACAACAAAAATCAGCAAATTCGCAGCAGGGTATTGCAAAAGTCAATTAAATAGCTTAGATTTCGGCTAAATCTGATATCGTAGCCATAGCCTTGGTTGTCGACCGAATCAAAGTCTCGCTTTATGCGGGACTTTTTATATTAATTTGTAATATCTCTAAAGCGAATCTAGCTTATGTCTGAACTTGCTATAGGAGACAACCACATTAATAACATTCGAAATTATGACCTTTCTAAACATTTAATTTATTCATGAAATTCAAACCATCAAGGTGTAGTATATTGCCTTTAATCTAATGCGAATATTAGAGGCATTGTATGAGAGTAAAAACCAGTTGTATGATGTGTTTGATGGAATTTGGTCACCCCGGCAATGAAATTTTTGATTTGTCATATTATGAAGAAAGAACAGCAATATTTGAATGCTCGCATGGGCATAAAAATTTATTAATTTTACAAAGTCAGAAATTCGAAGTGCTAATGGAATCGGGAGCAGAAGCTCTGTTAAAGGGGTTTACTCTAGAAGCTTGTGCAACATTTTATGCGGCGCTTGAAAGAACTTATGAGTTTGCAGTTCGAGTTTTTATGTTGGCAAAACAGGTTGATTCCACTTCTTTTATAAGTATGTTCAATGAAATGGCTAGGCAATCGGAAAGACAAATTGGTGCATTTATGGCGCTGTATTTGCTCGAAACTGGAAAGCCGTACAAAGTAGACACTCAACTCTCTGCTTTTCGGAATAGCATAATCCACAAAGGCGAGATTCCAGAGCCAGAAAAAGCTCGTGAATTTTGTTCCAGGATATACCAAAGAATATTAGAAATAATCAGCGTTCTTAATGAGCGCTTGCCAAATTTTGTGGCTGGTGTGGTTTATAGAGATATGGAAGAACGAAGGACAAGGTTAGAAAAGGACTTACATTACTCCCACACTGCTGTTATGTTTTATAATGTGATGAACTTAAATCCTTACTCCAATTTTGAAGAGGCTTTAAGTCGTTTTAAAAATATAAAAGAATTAAGATGCGATGATTGACTTGGATTTTCATTAGAGTTATTTAATTTGTAAATTAATCCAGAATTCTCATCTCGTTTATTTAAAGGCCAGCAGGCTTGCTGGCTATCCTTCATTTGACTCCTGTAATTCTTAAAAACGTGCATCGTTGTTTAAACTGCTCGATAAGCTGACTTCAAAACATGGAATCCCTATGCCTGAACCACTCACCATTGCTGGCGGTGTCGCGTCCGCAACTATCGGAGTGACGTTCGCATCTTTGTTCCCCGAGGCAACGCCCGGCGTAATGCTGTGCGCGCTGGCTGGTGCAGCAATGTACGTTCTGACATCCGATCCACACCAACTGTGGAAGCAGTTCCTGTTCGCCGTCATCAGCTTTGTTGGCGGGGTTTTCTTCTCGGTGCCGATGGCGAAGATACTGGCCGGGGTGATTAACACCGCCCTTGGCCTATTGCAGCCGCCGGTAAGCATCGAAGTATCCCCGAACATCGGCGCGCTGGTTTCCGCTTCCATCTCTGTCGCAGTCCTGCTTCGCATTCTCGCCAAATCAAAGAGGGGGAAGATGCCGGGACTGGAGGAGGAAGGCCAATGACATGGCAAAACATCATTCTGGATGCAAACGCCATAATCTGTGCCCTGATCGTCGTCAGGCTGATGTTCTTCAGTAAAAGCGGTAAGCGGCACAGACCAGGTGTAACGCTGATGGCGTACCTGATGATTCTGGCCGCCGGCTTTACGGCGTTCCGCATTCTCTACGGCAAATACCTGCAGGTGGATCCGGGAGAGCTGATGCTCAACGTCGCTATATGCGTTGCGGTGTGGCGCTCCCGCGGCAATCTAGCCAAAGTTTTCCAGAAGGCCGGGCAATGACCAAAGACGACATCTTCAACGCCATCCTCGGAAAAGAGGGCGGCTACGTGAATCACCCGAATGACAAAGGCGGCTCGACGAACTGGGGCATTACCCAGGCGACGGCTCGCGCCCATGGTTATAGCGGTGATATGCGAAACCTGACCCGCGAGCAGGCACTGGAAATCCTCGAGGCTGATTACTGGTATGGCCCACGTTTCGATCAGGTCGCCGCAGTATCCCCAGTAATCGCCGCCGAGCTCTGCGACACCGGCGTGAACATGGGACCATCGGTGCAGGTGAAGTGGTTCCAGCGCTGGCTGAACGTATTCAACAACCAGCAGCGGTTCTATCCCGACCTGATCGCCGACGGACAGATTGGCCCCCGCAGTATCAGCGCGCTGAAGTCCTTCCTGGCGAAACGCGGTAGTGAAGGCGAAGGCGTATTGCTCCGAGCTCTGAACTGTAGCCAGGGTCAGCGTTATCTCGAACTGGCAGAGCAGCGCCCGGCTAACGAGTCATTCGCCTACGGCTGGATGCGGGAGCGCGTAAGCCTATGACCAAACTGAAAGCCATCATGGCGGGAATCGGACTCGCCATCATGCTGATAATGGCCGCATTTGGTATCGGCGGTATGCGTGGGCGAGAAAAGGCCGAAGCAGAGGCAGAAAAGAAACGTACCGACGAGAATGCCGCTGCCACCAAAGCAGCTGCAGAACGCCGTGTTGAAGTAACCAGAGAGGCCAGCAATGTTCAGCAAACTGTTAGCCATATGCCTGATGACGATGTTGATAGTGAGCTGCGCGGAAACTGGACCCGCAAAGGTTGAGGTCATCGATACCGGCTGCGACTGGGTGAGTGCGATTCGCCTGACAGAGCACGACATCGAAGTGATGGATCGCCAGACGAAGCGTGACATCCTGGCGCATAACAAATCGTGGCAGGCGAACTGCCAGAAGGAGGTTAGTCCAATGAAGCAGAAAAACGGATAGAACGCAGCAGCCGAGAGGTAGCCGTCACATTGTAGTGACCTGCGCCCGAGTCTCCACGTAGAGAGCCAGCTTTTCACACGGTGAGGATTAACAAGAAAAGAAGCACCGGTGGCGCAGCGTGACAGCCACTCACGCACCGGAGATAGCCAACGGAGAGCAGAGAAGAACTGGTTGACGAACTCCAGGGCGCGAGCGGGGTTGGAATTAAAAGCCCCCGATGAAAGAACCTAGTAATTTTGACCGTTCACTGGAAAGACCAATTATTTCTCAGTGTCAATATTATGAATTAAGCGTTTTCTTTTTGAGGTAGGTCTTCATAAACTTGTTTGATCACATCAAAACCGTATTTTCTTTCAAGTCTTCGCACTATGAAATGACCCTTTGCCATATCCTGATAATGGTCAATAAACAGAGCATTTAAAGTTGCCCCAGCAGCTGCCCCAACAAAAGGAAGTGTCTGAAGAAGAGTCTTATCAGTTACCTGGATACTGAATTTTTCAGCAATTTTGTTGATCAGGGATATCAACCAAGGGGCGCTTTTTTCGAAAACAGTTTCAGCTGTTTCTGCAGCTATCTTCTCTGTAGTGTATTCGACAGCTTTACTAACAGCTCGAGAAAGACTCATTCTAGTTGCGTAATAGCCTGTTTCAGAGTCATCATCATCTTTGCTTGTACCACCCAAAGCAAAAACCTCGAGGCATGCGGCTTGAGTTTCGGTTTCACTTATTGATTCGCCTTCGCTTCTTGCGATATCAGCGATTGAACGCAACATTATTGTGGTCGATATGGGTAACTCAATTGCAAGAGCTGCGACTCCAAAAAATCCACCAACCCCCCCGCTTATCATTACCCCAAACTTATGCCAATAGTTTGATGCTTCCTCATAAGGAGCATCTTTCATAGTGAATAGAGCGGCCTGGCAGGCTTTCCCTAAAGATAGGGTGGTAACTTCATTGATACTTTTGGTTGCTTTTTCAGGGAGATGCTTCACAGGTATGGAGATTAAGGAACCTACCGCATCTGTAGCTTTTGATAAGAACCCTGGGTTTTCAAGCAAATGTTTTGCAAACTGCAAATTTTTTAATTCTTCTGTCTCTAGGACCATGTTTTCACCTGAAATAGATGGTTTTAAAGAAATATCGGCATTACACAATTTTCCGTTAACTCAAATTTTTTAATCTAACTTTACATCGTCTTCTTCTGAAGCAACAAAAACGGTTTTGCATATCGATTTTTTACCTTTAAAATCAATGCATTATTTAAGTCGCACTAAGCTTAGCCATGTGCATGATGCGCTAAAGACGACTAAATAACTGGGAACCATATCTAAAGAAGCGTATGTACTTAAGTCAATTTATGCCCAGAACAAACCGGGCCTTTTCTTTGCCATCACCATGGGTAGACCCATCGTAATGGCAGTTGAGATTAGTCAATCTGCATTGCTTTTTTTAACGCATCGGTGAATGTGTTAGTTCTGCCAGTTTCTTCAGCGAATTTTGAGAGCATATCCTCGATGCTATCGTAGTCGCATGTGTATCTCTTTAAAGGATCAATTGGTGGTGGTGGGAATTGCACGCTGCCCGGTTCAATAATTGGATACATTGGCGTTGGCGGATTTTTATCTGTCGCTTTGACTCTAATTGATTGTTCTCCAACATTTTCGGCATCTACATACCGCTCGACAGTTATGTGGTCGCCGTCAACAACACCATCAAAAATCTTGTTCCAAGTCATAAATCATCCTTAATACGATAGTTATAAAACGCACCGACAAAATGAATCAGTTAAGAGCTCGTCTTAAACTGATATCGGCATCAGCTTTCTAAAATTTAGGGGGAAAGGTAACTTCATGGCAAAACCGGACTGGGAGGCTATCGAAACGGCTTACCGGGCCGGAGTGATGTCCCTCCGTGAAATTGCATCGCAGAACGGAATCAGTGAAGGCGCTATCCGTAAGCGTGCCAAGCGTGATGAATGGTCGCGTGACCTAAACGCGAAGGTGAAAGAACGCGCTGACGATCTGGTACGCAAAGCTGAGGTACGCAAACAGGTACGCAGCGAAACGGTGCTGTCTGAGCGCGTACTGATAGAAGCGACCGCTGAGGTAATTGCCACGGTACGCATGGAGCATCGCGGCGATATCCGCCGGGCGAGAACCCTGGCGAATGCGCTGTTTGATGAGCTTGAGGCTGAATGCGCAGACGTCGAGTCTTTGCGTAAGCTGGGTGCGTTGATGCTGGATCCCGATGAAAACGGGCGTGACCGGCTGAACGAGCTTTACCACGCCATCATCAGTATGCCGGAGCGCGTTAAGTCGATGAAGGCGCTGAGCGAGACGCTGAAGAATCTCATTGGCTGAAGTGGTTTACTGAATTTGGCCACCTGAACAGAGGTGATATGCTCACCTCAGAACAACACAGGTGCCATAATGAAAAAAAGAAA